ATCCATCTTCGGCTCCTTAAAAGCAAAAAACCCTAGTAACATTTCTGCTCTAGGGTTCTTAATTAAAATTCACTGTTATATTATTATATAAACTCTAACTAAGATCCCCATAGATACTATTCGGTGTGCGATCATTGCCTAATGTCTCAATCGCTGACCAATAAGACATCGTGGCAAGTGCGCAGACTTGTTTCGATATATTAAATTGATGTCTTTGGTTAAACATTTTGCTTTCGCTTTCCTTTAGTTAATTTGTTACTATAACAACTAGTATACAGTCTATTTATTAGTCTGTCAATCTATTTGTTAATTTATTTATCTTTTATTTTTAGTACGGTATAAAATACCAATTTAATCGTCGATTACGTCAATACCAGTGGTGCCAAGTTCAGTTACTGCTTCAACTGCGGCTTTTTTCTTTGGTGCACCCCAGAAGTTAGTTGTTGCTGTTTCGCTTTGTACACCACGAGCTATTTGTTGTATCTGACCACCGTTAGCTAAAAATTCTGCCATTGCTTGTTCATAATCATATTCATTTAAATCTGACATTATATTTCCTTTATTTAAATATTGGTACCCCGGATTGGATTCAAACCAATATAAGCCGCTTTAGAAGAACGGTGCCCATTCCTTGGACCACCGGGGTAGTGTTGTTTGGTGGGCCTTCCGTGAGTCGAACACGGCACATTCCGATTATGAGTCGGACGCTCTAACCAAACATGAGCTAAAGGCCCAAATAAATTATTGTCTTATTTGCTTGCCGACTTTATTTAAGTATTCTACACCACAGGTACCTGCTTCTACATCTAGTAGTGCCTGCACAGTGGGAAGATTTTCATACTTAGGTTGCGCTGTAGTTGATCCTGCGTTACGTGCGGCAATAACACGTGTTTTTGCAATTTCGTGGCCCCGTACACCTGCGGCTAAGATTAACTGGAATCGATTGCCGCTAAATACGGCATCACAGTTATCAATGTTGTATTTTTCAACTGACGCTATCTTTTTTGACATAGTATGTACCTAAGTTATTATTTAAAATACTATTATAACACCAACGTTAAAATTTGTCAATCTTAACATTGCCAAATATATATTTTATCGTGTTTCTTTTTACCTGTAGTTAGTTGTTTTTTTCGTTGTCCCATTTGCTGTAATAGATCTTCTTCAGTGTCACATGGAGTTAGTCCATTTTTTACAGCATCATCGTACATTTTAGGACTGATATTAAAACAAACATGACCGCCTTGCTTAATATGCTTACAGCATTTCTCCCATAATGGAATAAAGAATTCTTTATAGAATGCAGTATCACTATCCCATAATTCCATGTGTTCGTATACCTCTAAATTGATATACGGCGGACTTGTTAACACAAAATCATAGTCTAATTTACTAAAGTCCACATCTAAGCAACTTTGCCATATCATATTTAATTTACTGTTACGTTCAACAACAAAGTTTTTATTTTCAAATCCAGTATACTCAGTTAAGAACTTCATCATACTATTGTAAGCAGGCTTCATTTCTACATTTGTGTCAATACCAGTGTAGTTAATATCTAAACTCCACGCACCTAACATACGACCACCCCATCCTGCTGTTGGATCTAATACACTTTTGGCCTTATATTTTTTATATAAGTATTTGGCGGTAGTTGCTTTGAACATAACAATACTGCCTAAATTAATTCTAAAACATTCAAACACATTACCAGCAGCAGTTCTACCGCCACGATTACGTTGACGGGTACTGTCTATTAATTTAGTCCACTCTGTTGGGTCAGTGGCAATGTCATAGATTGTTTTACCATCTTGTCTACGACATTTAAGTAAGTTTTTAAACTGAAAATGATACAAGAATGGATTACCAGCAAAGTTATTAGCATTAGTAGTAGCATCAAACTTGTTTAAATTATTTAGATCTTTATCTAAATCTTTAGTCGTAATTAATTTATGATGTTCAATATCGGCAATAGTAACACTATCTAGATGTGCGTTTACAGGTTTAAGAGTCATACTGTATTATACAGTCAATTGAATTAAATTACAAGTGTTCCCAACTAATAAATTGTGGATTACGCAATGTTTGTACGCGAACAGTAGGATTAGCTTCAAACATACCATTAGCATATCTTACATAGATATCTAATTCGGTAAATTCCTTACTGTCCGGACGGCCGATCTGAGCTACAAATAATTGACCTGTTCCATCAGGATTACCGTATTTCAATCCGCGTAATGTTAAGTCCTGTACTTCATCAACTGTAGGTACAAAATATAAACCACTAGTGCCAAGATAAAAATACGGCTGGCTAGCAAATCGCAGTATATTAACTAAACTACTGCTTTGTTGTAAATGCTGCTCAATAGTAACTTCAAATTCTTTAGCAATCTTAGTAAACAATGGAGTAGCATATTCTTTCTTTTGTTGCCAGTTTGCCTGAAACCAATCACCAAATACACGTTGCCATTTAGAATTTTTAGCAACGCTATTAAGAATAGCTTGTGCGTCCGCAGTTATAGTTTTTTTACCTGTACATGTGTATTTGTTTGTAGCAGGATCAAACATAATAGTATATTTGTCACTCAGTGGAGAAATAATTTCTCCAGGGCTTGCTTTTGCTTGATTGAGTAAGTCAGTGAAAATGTTAATCTTCATCTGTTTGAATTCTTCTTGAGCATAATGATAGAAAATATCATTGCCTTTTTCCGGAGTAAGCCCTAATGCTTTAGGTGTAAGATTAGCAAGAGTAATACCACCTTCTGCTTTAATACTGATACCTGCTATCGGAGATCCTACAAATCCAATATCAGCGGCATTGTCTGCTTTATTACGTCCGCCTGCCCAACTTAGTTGCCCTAGTGAAGTTTTATACTCTGCTAATTTATTAGCAATAGTAGCAGCATGCCTTATTCCGGTCTGATACCAACTTTGAAATAGGTCCGGTTCAAAATTAGGTGCTAGTAATTTTTTAATATCAGCAAACGCAATTGCTGGGTTATCGAATATTGCTGCTGGAATAGATTGTTCTGGATTGGTTGGGTCAAAATTAGTAATATCTACTTTAGCAAGAGCACATAATACCGCAATCTCGCTGTTATAGCGTCTTCCGCTAGATTTGCCGCCTTCGTCTAATGTCTGTACAACTTCAAATATTTTCATAGTATTGTATTTATGCTTGACGTTCTATGTCATCTTCGACACAGATGTCACCGTACTGTATTTCGATTATACGACAGGGTTTAAGGTACGGATTAGCCAATCGATGCCATTGTTCTTCTGGTATGCGATGAGTTGAATGTTTAGGTAAATGCGGATTTTGTAATGCTGTCGGGTAGACACGACTATATTCGCCAACAGTTGCTTCTCCATCTGCAATAAACCATAATTCGGATCTATTATAATGTTTCTGCATACTTAGTTGCTTGCCCGGATTGATGGTCAATTCTTTCACTTTTAAGCCCGGAACGTCATGTAAAACGCGATAATAACCCCATTCTCGCTCGGTTTTAGGCGCTTTCCATTCATCTAATATCCAACTACTACTATTACGCTTTTCCTTGCCGCCTACCCCAAAGACAAATTCTACATCACTACACTTCATCTCAGGAATATTGTCTTGGGTTCTATCACCACCATTGGCAAATACTACGTGGCTGTTCGGGTACATTAATTTTACATTGTTAATCGCTTCGATAGCCGTGCCGTCATTGTCATCAAATAATATACAATGGTCAACCATCTTCAAGTTTTCGATAATAGCAATACGCTCGGTGCTGGGCATAAACGCACGGCCCTTCTTACGAGCTACCCAAGCATCGCTGTTTACTCCAACAACAAGTATATTGCCTAATTGTTTGGCAGCTTTAAAGTATTCTATGTGGCCACTGTGTAGGGGATCAAATCCGCCTGTTACTAATACAACACGATTAATCATATTTTTTCTTTGGTGGGCGAAGGATACCAATTGGTATCGCTATCTTAGGTTCTTTTTTAAGTATATTTGCTTGTTTAATGGTTTGTTTATCCGAAGGAGTAGAAATGTTAATAACTCCATCAAACGTTCGTGTAGCTTCTTCTGGTATTTCAGTCCATTGACTTACATAATCAATAAAATAATTTTCTCTATCTAACCACGGATACAATATATCTTCCTGACGTAAATATCCATACGAATTAATTGAATCAACTACAGATGTGTTTAATAAACCAGCATCAATAAGATCAAACCATGATGTTGTTGAAGCATCCATTGGAGCAATAGCTGATTTGTATACTGCTATGTGTATCCACGGATCATTAAATTCTTTAAGTAGATAAGCATCTTTACAGTCAAATCCATTTACCGCTAGCATATAAATTAAACTAGTCGGAGTAAAGTTATAAAAACAACCGCTATGTGTACGGCTGTAGTATTTGTTATCAGCAACTCCGCTATGTTGCGGTATGCTTAATACTAGCATAGCATCAACATTCATCTGCATGTTCCACACACGTAACGTTTCGATAGGATTAGTACTATATTGTAAGCTATCATGTGACCACAGTAGGTCTGCCGATCCAGGTATACAATGAGGTTGATTAAAATCTTTTTCGTATGTGTGAATATTTTTAAGTTTGGGAATCTGTGCTAATTTATCAGCATTTCGATCAACCGCAAAACAATTGTAGTTGTATGGTTTCGGTGGATCATCGCGCGATTCTAATGTAGCCCACCATGTAATATCTTCTCCTGAGCCGCAGCCCATATCTACAATTGTATGTAAGCTATCAAGAAAGCTATCATATTCCCTAAGTTGATTTAATACCTTAAGTGCGTGTCTAGCCATTTTTTAATATCCTAAAAATAAAATCTTTACTGAAGTTAGTATATGCTTCTATGAATTTTGCTGTGTACGCTGCCTCGTCTGCGGCATTGTTGCTTAATCTTGCATAGCGCAGTTCTTGTGAATAGTTCATTAGCTCGCCCTTGCGATTCATATAATCCAATATGTCAATATCATCGTTTGGGCCAATATGAGAAGAAACGTATTTAATCTCTTCCCATTGTGCCAACAGTTCGTCTACGTTATTGATTAACTGTTGCATCTTCCATTCCTGCTGTGCGCAGTCTAACAATGTGTCCAATCATATACGATTTTGCTTCAAGCCCTTTCATAATACCCAACCATTTGTTACGCAGTAGAGCTACTTCGTTAATGATTGTTTCCATATCAATAACTTCGCTTTCGCCATCGACATACTTTTCAGCATCGCGACTAGTCAGCGCACGTGCGTAGGCTTCAAGATACTTTTTGTAATGATCCTGTCGGATTTTGCGAAGTTTAATATTGAGAAAGTTAAGCACCGCTTCAATCTCTTGTAGTTGATTGAAACGTTGCTCAGTAACGCCGGGCAATGTGGCTAGCCCTTTTTCAATATTGCCATTTACCTTAACTTCACGTTTAGCTACATCTAGTTCAGTAGTGTAGTAATCGATAAAGTCGGGCAAAGTGCCAATATTTTGTACTACTTTATTATACCACATTATTCATTGATCCAATTTATAAAATGTTTTGGGAATATATCCAAAATTAACTGTTTTCTATTTGCAAATTCTATTAAATAGTTTTTTAAATTTGTTCGCTGTTGGTCAGTTGATTTAACCTTCATTGAAGTTTTAATTAATAATTGTATATCTGCTGGTAATCTATCTATATTGTTTTGTATTATCTGTTTACTTATCGAGTCAATAGTATTAATAGACAAAAAATTTGGATCATTACACGGCTGATATGTTATAGTAGCACCATCAGCAAATTTAACAAAATCATTTATTCCGAATAATGTCAGATTACTAAGTACTGCGTTAAATTGATAGTTGATTCTTCGTTTTTTTATTTCTGACAGATTGTTTAAAAATCTCTGCCACGAATTTCCATTTCGAATAAATTCATAATACTCACCAATACTTTCTGCGCTAATTGATATAGTTAAATTTTGGTATTTTATTAATTTGTCTAATGTTTTTATAAATCTCTTTTCATCTAACCCTAGCCCCGTAGAAATATCTACAGTAATAGTAGATGGTATCATATCTAATAAGTCAGTTAAAAAGAGATAAAGAAATGGTTCTCCTCCAGAAATAGTAATATGAGTTAGGTTAGAGTTTTGACAAATTAATTTTATTTCGTTTAATAATAGTTTTTTATTAGGAGATATATTAATTTCTTTCTGACTTAGTTTACGCAAAGCATGATCTTTATTGTTGATCGTAAATCTATCACCAACTCCATCTACATTATATGGTCCATTTAGTTCTATGTCAGTTAACCAAGCTGTGCTGTATTGTTTACAACAATATACGCAGGTTAGATTACAGTGACTACCTATCATAATATTCAAAATTTCAGGTGATGAAATAATGTTAATATGTGATTTTTCTTGGCTATTCATAGAAGTTCGGCGACTACTACCACCTTTACTTTCTGGTTCCCAACAATTAGTATGGCATGATGCTACCGGAATATTATCTAACATCATTGTACGTTCTTGTTGGAGTTCAGTCGTGTTGAATATATTCCCAGGATTCTTACTTACCCAATCAATATTAATTTTATGAGGAGCAGCAGCACAACAACTTTGTGTTGTTAACTTTTCAGTATCAATTGACAACCACCAAAATTTCTGAGAACAATAAAAATTATTGGCCATGAATGTAAGGAAAACTATTACTCGTCATCGTAATCGTTGTCAGGTTCAGCTTCTTCGCCTAAGTATTCCTCAACTGCTCGTCGAAGGTAAGCATCAGTGCCGCCAAACTTCTTCAAATCTGCTTCTGTAATGCTGTGATCAGCAACTACATTAACCACATGATCTGCTACTGCTTGGCGATCCTTTTGCGAAATATATTCCTTAGTAGTAAGCCACATTTCACTTAAAATTT